CGTACAGCAGTATCGCGTGTGGTTAGATAAAAATAAGGCAGAACGTAAGGCAAACCAAAATGGCGGGGCGGACCAGGATGAATAATATACATATATTATGTCTTGGTACTACGCTGACGAAATAGTTGAAACGCTTCCTGAGGATTGTGTTGGGTTTGTTTATCTTATAACAAACATGATTTCAGGGCGTATGTACATAGGCAAAAAATTAGCAAAATTCTCAAAAACTACTTACAAAACAGTAAAACTCAAGAACGGCACTAAGAAAAAGAAGAAAATCCGTAGCAAAATTGATAGTGATTGGCAGACTTATTATGGGTCTAGCCCGGAATTAACCAAGGATGTTACGCAGTTAGGCATAGAAAATTTTCACAGAGAAATACTTTTCTATTGTAAATCAAAGGCAGAGTGTAGTTATATCGAAGCTCGTGAACAGTTTTCACGCAGAGTTCTTGAATCAAATGACTATTATAATGGTCATATTCAAGTTCGTGTACATGGTTCGCATATACTCAAGTCCTAATAATTCAGGCCGTTTAATCACCAAATAAGCCCGCACTGGCGTTGTTCGAGTGCCCGAAATCCGCTCTGATGTGTGGCGGTAAGGTAGTTCTGCTTGGTGACAGAGTTATACATTACTATCCTTTACAGGACGATGATCAGATACGCCGCTAACTGGTTTAATGTGTAAGTAGTTGAGAATAAGGCTAAAAGAGGAGTAGTAGCTCCACGGTTATTAAGCGTTTAGTGTTGTTTAATAGCCCGCCGTCATATAAAGACTTTGCTCGTGGTACCGGATGACCGCCACTGTAACGCAAAAACACTAGGGTGATATTGTTCGACTCAGATAATGTCAATTCGCTTTGCCCGCTAGGGCAAAGTGTGACTGAACGATCTAGATAATATCTTAACGCTTCGCGTTTAATAATTAGAATAGTTCGAGCGAAAGCGAAGAACAGAAGAACGTAAGTTCTTCTTTAATGTGTAGATAAATATCACTATGAAAGTTACAGAAATCATATCAGAAGGTGAAGGCGAATATAAGTTATTCTCTAAAGGACTAGATTGGGCTGCAGAAAAGCTATTCGGTAAAAGTCTTAAGGGTAACTTTATGCGAGATATCACTAAGGAATTAACTGACCTTAAAGTTAAAGCAGTTAGGGATGGAAATGATCCTGCTAGTGTAGGTATCAAAGACCTTAGTCCTGAAACACAGGAACGAATTGCCAATAGCGGATTCGTTAAAAAAGATCCTTCTGTATTAGACAAAGCTGAAAAACTAGCTAATGATACTGCTAATAAAGAAGCTAGTACTTGGCGTAGAGTATTCCGTTCACGTCCCAGTGATAAAGCCGCGGCTGCTGATGTTAAAGCCGCTAAGGATACTGCTAAAGCTGGAGAGAAAGCAGGCGGTGCTGCAACCAAAGAAGGTGGCGGTGTAGCTAGTGCTCTTGGTAAATCAATTAACTTAATTTACAAAACTTACATAGCTTGGGAATTTACTGAAGCTAGTGTAGGTGCTTGGAAGAACTATTATCAAAATATGACCATAGCAGAGGAACATTTAAACTGGGAACCTGCTGACGAATTAGACACTGACGGCGAACCAATCAAGTGGAGTCAAGCGCAGTATGATGCTTACCAACAGTCACAATTAAGTATACTGGTAACACGATTAATGGCTTGTATTCCTTCATTGGTTTTAGGTGCGACTGGCAAGGCATTAGGTGTGTTTGGTAAATTACCTATTTTAGGACCATTAGCTAAAATTGCATTGGGATTTGAAAAAGCAACGCAGGCTGTTTATATAACTTTCTTAAACAGTGACTTTGCCAAAAAATGGATCGTTTATGCCAGTTTGTGGCAATTGAATATCGATATTCCAGGTGTGCTTAGTTTTCACGGCAATCCGTTAGCTAAACTCATCGGCGGTACAGCACAGGATATTTTAAATCATCTTAAGACTGACAATCCAGAAATTTATAAAGCATTTGACAGTGCCGGCGGTGCTGTTAATTCGGCTATTAATAAAGTTGCTCCAAATTATGGAGCTCCTCCAGATGATGCTGAAGAACCTGCTAGCTCGGCAGATAAAGATTCTACTACCTCGTCAGGCAATGTAGCTGGACAACCAGCTGGATCAACTACAGCGGCCAAGGACAAAGCGGCTACTAGTCAACAGGATAATAAAGGATCGCAAACAGCGACTCCGGAAGTTGATCCTAGATTCCCAGACGGTGCTCCAGGAACTCCTGGCAGTCCTTGGGTTCAGATTGGCGCTGGCAAATGGCGCAATAGTAAAACTGGCGAGATAACTTTATACTAAAGGTAGTTGAGTTATCTTAGTAGTTTCAATGTTTTCGTTGATTACTAGATAAATCATTTGGCGATCATCATAGCTGTAGACATGTAACAAATCATTTACTGTTACTCCGCCTCGCATATACCAACTAAGTCTAAATAATTCTGTTTTAAAATGTTTTACTTCTTCTTCTAGCCTAACTAGATTTTGTTCGATTTCCGCTGGCGGTAATCCAATTAGGCTTTGACGAAAAAATTACTTTGGTCTAGATCAATTTTAATTTTATTTTCAGCGTTACACTCTGTGTTTTCGCAAACAACATCGTACATAGGTGTTACCCATGCTTCTTTATTTTTTTCAATTTGCTCTTTGAGCTTGTCAAAAATATCTCTGTCGCAGTTTAACACCCATTCGCGAATAAATTCACGTTCATTAACAACTGTGTTGCCCACTTCCACACTTTCAATGCTGTACCAAAACAAATCATTCTGCATGTTGGCTAAGTCCAGGAACAATCGATTAATAACTTTTTGTTGTTCTTCGCGGTCTGTCATTTGATCTGCTTGTGCTAATTGTTGTTGTAGAGCAAAGTTGCGTAGGGCAAACTCTGTACTTTGTTTGTAAGTTAATGGCTGTGTTTTAACCACTAGATCTTTAAGTGCAATCTTATTATCATATACGCAGTGACTAAAGTGTTCAATTACTTTAGTTAGATCAATATCATAAGCATTATCAGTTCCACACTTAGGACAAGTGTGCGTTACACCCATTTGTGTTCCAAATGTAGCAATACGTATAGCACTAAAAATTAAATCTGTATCTAATACAGTTATTTCCCAGGGATTGGCAATACCAGGACAGCAACTTTTAATAACTTGTACAATGCTTTCGCCTGTAAGCAAGCTATCTGGAGTCTTCATAATAATTTCATCCATACCAGTCATGCCGTATACTGGTAAGTTGTTAGTATCGGCTACAAAAGTACCAGGCGCACTATAGTTGCCTTGACTAGGTAATTTGATATAAATTTTTGGTTGTCTAAAATACTGCTGTAACGGGTTAATTGCCATGGTTTTGGCTCCTGATAAATATATGATATAGTATTTATATACGCACATTTTACCGGAAATTTTAATGGCTAATGAAGATCAACCAGTAACGCTGGCTCAATTAAAACAATTGGTCGGTTCGAGTGGAAATAATAGTTCCTCAAAACCAGGCACTATAAACATCGATACCGACAGTTTAAAGAAAACATTTGGTAGCATTTATGATGCCAGCGTTCCAGTTGTTTTAGGATTTCAACGACTAGCTACAGGAGCAGAGCCTGCGGCTACAGCTATTGCTAACTTAGGAACTATTGCTAGTGCCGTTGGTTTAGAAAAATTTAGTAGTTTAATTTCACTTGCTGGTAATGCCGTATTAGCTAACAAAACACAAGTAGATGAAGCAACTAAAGCTGGATACGGAACTAATGATGTATTAAGATTTACTCGTGAAGCGGCACAAGCAGGATTGACTACTGCTGAATGGAACAAAGTTTTAAAAGAATCTGGTTCGGGTATAGCAGGACTAGCAGGCAGTGGCGCTCGTAGTGCTGATGCGTTTTCGCAACTTTCTCGTGAAGTAAGAGAAAGTTCGTCTGGAGTATCAAGAGACTTACAAGCATTTGGTGTTACCCAACAAGAACTGTCAGAATATACCGCATTAAGTTTAGTTAACAACAGAAAATTAAATCTTGCTGATGTTGAATCTAGAAACAAAGCTAGAGCGGCCGCAGAAGAAATGGCATTGTCTATAACTGAAACTGCTTTAGCTACTGGCATGAGTAGAGATGCGCTTGCTCAACAAACAAAGGCATCTTTAGAAAGTGCTGATAGTTTCTTAGTCATGAATACCTTGACTGACAAACAACAAGAAGCATTTAAAGCTACTAATGAAGCAATTAAACCGTTAGGACCTGCGGCAGATCATTTACAAGTAGCATTCCAAACTGGTAAATGGGACGATACTGCTAAAGGAATGTATTCAGCCCTAAACGCAGTAAACGGTTCAGGCGATAAACTACAGTCAGCCCAACAACAATTGATGCGAGCATACGAAAGCGGCAATGCTACAC